AAAGAATTAAAAAACAAGAACGAGAAGAGAAAATGGCTATGCAAAAGCAAGCTATTACAGCTCAACAACAGCTTAAATCTCAAGAGATGGCTTCTCAAGTAGCTATGCAAAAAATAGAGTTAGAGACTCAATCTAAAATGAAAGTTAAGCAAGCTGAGATAGCTTTTGAAATAGAAAAACAAAAAGCCGAAGCGCAGCTTAAATCACAGTTAATGCAGCAAGAGTTTGATTACAATATTCAATTAAGAAATGTAAGCGAACAAGCGTTAGCTTTTAGAGAAGGTGAAAGAGAACAAGCTAAGAGTGATAGAATTAGTCAACAAAATACTGAGCAGTCTAAATTAATTACACAACGTAAAAATAATTTACCTCCTCAAAACTTTGAGTCTAATGAAGATAGTCTTGATGGCTTTGATTTATCAGAGTTTTCACCTCGATAATGAGCGTTAATATTTTAACTAAATTTGTAACTTAAATTAAATTAAATGGAATTAAAAGTAAGAGCGGTAGAAGCCGTTGAAGAAAAATCAGTACAAGAAGTTGAACAAGAGCTTCTTGATAAACACGAGGAAAAGTTTAGTGACTCTGATGAGACCACAGAAGAAACTCCTCAAATAAAAATGGATTTTGCTGAAGGTAAGAGTGAGGAAGCTACTACTGAAGCAAAAGAAACTTCTGAAGAAAAACCAGAGCCAGTTCAAGAACCAGCCGAGTTATCAGAAGAAGACGTTCTTTCATATATTGGAAAAAGATACGGTAAGGAAATTAATTCATTAGATGAATTAAGTGCGGCAAGAGAAGAAGCTGAAGAGCTTCCAGAAGATGTTGCAGCTTACTTTAAGTATAAAAAAGAAACAGGAAGAGGTATTGAAGACTATGTAAGATTACAAAAAGACTTTAGCGCTATGAATCCTGATGCTTTGCTAAGAGAGTATTTGACAATTACAGAAGGCGAAGGTTTAGACCCAGAAGATATAGATTCTCTAATGGAGGATTTTTCTTGGGATGAAGAACTAGATGACGAAGCTGTAGTTAAAAAAACTAAACTAGCAAAAAAGAAAACTATTGCTAAAGCAAAGAAGTTTTTTAATGAGCAAAAAGAATTATACAAGCAGCCCCTTGAGTCGAGACCGGCTGCTGATTCTCAGAGCAACAATGAAGAACTTCAAGAGTATAGGCAATATTTAGAATCTGTTAAAACTCAACAACAGGAAAGTGAGGTTAAACGTAATTGGTTTTTAAAAGAATCCGATAAAGTTTTTACTGAAGATTTCAAAGGTTTTGATTTCGTGCTTGACGACAAAACAGTAACCTTCTCTCCCGGTGATGCGCAGACAATTAAGAAAAACCAAGAAACTCCAATGAACTTTATAAACAAGTACTTGGATGATAAAGGTTTGATTAAGGATGCTGCCGGTTACCATAGAGCTTTATCAATTGCAATGAATCCTGACAAATTTGCTCAGTTCTTTTATGAACAAGGCAAGTCTGAAGCTACGGAAGATGTAATACGCAAAACTAAGAATATAAATATGACTGAGCGTAAAACACCTGAAATAACTAATAAGGGAGGATTTCAAGTTAAGTCAGTTAACCCTGATTCGGGACGAGGCTTAAAAATAAGAAGTATTAAACGAAAATAAATTTTAAAAATTAATTATTATGGCAGGAGCAGTTCAAGCAACCCCTGGGTTTGCTTTACAACCGAGTGCAGAACAGGTGCCTTTGGCAACTAACTACATTACAAACTTTGATTTCTTGAATCAGTATTTACCTGATACTTATGAAAAAGAGTTTGAGCGATATGGAAATCGTACGATTGCATCTTTCTTACGTTTAGTAGGAGCAGAGATGCCTTCTAATTCTGACCTTATCAAATGGGCAGAACAAGGAAGATTACACACTAAATATATTAACTGTGCTTCAGCAGGTAACGCTGGTGATGATACAGCTACAATCACAGTAAATGATGCACTAGTACCTGGTACTGGAAGCATTGCAATCAGAGTAGGACAGACTGTTGTTATTTCTGATAATGCAGGAGCTGGATTAAACAAAGGTATTGTTACTTCTGTGAACACAGGAGCTGGTACTTTTGATGTAGCTTATTATGAAGCGGCTGGACAAGTTGGTGCAGCTGGTCTTACAAGAACAGTATTTATTTATGGTTCTGAATTTAAAAAAGGAACTAGTGGAATGGTAGGCTCATTAGAAGCTGATGACGTTATCTTTGATAACTCTCCAATTATCATTAAAGACAAATACGCTGTAAGCGGGTCTGACATGGCGCAAATTGGATGGATAGAAGTAACTACTGAAAACGGAGCATCTGGATATCTATGGTATCTTAAATCAGAGCACGAAACTCGTCTACGTTTTGACGACTATTTAGAAACAGCAATGATTGAAGCTGTACCAGCGGAAGCTGCGTCAGGAGCAATTGCAGCTGGAGGAGATGTAGGGAACAAAGGTTCTGAAGGTATCTTCTATGTAGTTGAAAATCGTGGAAATGTGTGGGGCGGTGGAAACCCAGCTGCACTAGCTGATTTTGACGCAGTTATCTCAAGACTTGATAAGCAAGGTTCTATTGAAGAAAATGTAATTTTTGTTGATAGAGAATTTAGCTTTGATATTGATGATATGTTAGCAGCTCAAAATTCTTATGGAGCGGGCGGAACATCTTATGGATTATTTGACAACGACAAAGATATGGCGTTGAACTTAGGATTCACAGGATTCCGTAGAGGTTATGACTTTTATAAGTCTGACTGGAAATACTTAAATGACCCAACTATGCGAGGTGGTTTACCTACTGGAGCTAACTCAGGCCGTGTAAACGGACTATTAGTACCAGCTGGTTCTACTACAGTATATGACCAGATTTTAGGTAAGAATGCGAAGAGACCATTCCTTCATGTTCGATACAGAGCTTCTGAAACTGAAGACAGACGTTACAAAACTTGGATTACAGGTTCTGCTGGCGGTGCTGCAACTTCAAGCTTAGATGCTATGGAAGTTCACTTCTTGTCTGAGAGAGCTGTATGTACTTTAGGTGCAAACAACTTCTTCTTATTCCAAGAGTAGTATTTTACCAAGGGAGGTTTAACCGCCTCCCTTTTTTTTAAATCTAATTAAATTTATATATAATGAAAAAAAACGCATTAGTAGACAAGGTCTACAAACTTACTAGAGATAGAGCCCCTATATCTTTTTTACTACCTTCTGGAGGCTCAAGAAGACAACCCTTATTACATTTTGATGAAAACAAAGGAATCAACCGAGTGTTGAGATATTCTCCTAACCAAAAGTCTTGTTTTGAAGACGAGCAGGACGGACAGGTAGTTAGAGAGCCAGTTGAATTTATGGATGGTTTTTTAAGAGTTCCAAAAAATAATCCTGTGCTACAAGAATTTTTATACTATCATCCATTAAACGGTAAAAAGTTTGTTGAGGTGAATGAAGAAAAAGATGCAGCAGCAGAGATTGAACAATTAAATATAGAAGCAGATGCACTTATTGAGGCTAGAAAACTTTCTGTAGACCAAGTAGAGACTATATCTAGGGTTTTATTAGGAAAAAATACAGAACAAATGAGTACAGCAGAGCTTCGTAGAGACATATTAATTTTTGTTAAGCGTGACCCACATATGTTTTTAAAAATGATTAATGACCCCATGTTGAAGCTACAGTCTAATGTACAGTTGTTTTTTGATAAAGGATTATTGTCATTTAGGAATAAACAAAAAGAGGTGTGGTTTAACACATCTACTAATAAAAAGAAAATGCTTACCGTTCCTTTTGGAGAGGACCCTATGTATATAGTGTCATCTTATTTACAAAGCGATGATGGCATAGAGTCTTTGAAAATGTTAGAAAAATTGCTAGAAGATTAGCGATTGTAGAGAGAGGTCAAAAATAATTGACCTCTTTTTTTTTGCTTATCTTTGTAAAAAAGAAAGCGATGATAAACGCTGTTAGAAATACAGTTCTTGCTATACTTAACAAGAATAATTATGGCTACATATCTCCATCAGATTTTAATCTATTTGCCAAGCAAGCGCAGCTAGATATTTTTGATGAATATTTTATAGCATATAATAATCAGATTAACAAAGAGAACGGAAGAGTATCTGGAACAGGATATGCGGATATTAAAAAAGGATATGAAGAAGTTATAGATACTTTTTCTGTTACAGCAAGTTTATCTAAAGGCTCTTTAAATAAATATATTGTTCCTACTTCAGCGACAACTGGCTCTGATTATTACCTATTAAATAAAGTTTTAATATATAGCACTGTTACTTCATCAGGGACTAGTACAGCAACTGGAGGTGGTAATACTGAGCTTATAGATAATACTGCAACTTTTCAAACTGATGGTGTAGGTGCTGGAGATATTGTTTCAGTAATATTAGCTAATTCAGTAATTACTAATCTGACTGTTGTATCGGTAACTAATCAAACAACTTTAGTAGTAGATGTAGCTTCTTTAACAACAACTAATATTCCTTATGCAATTTACAAAGGGGTAAATTTAAAAAATGAAGCAGAGCAGGTAAACCATAGCAAAATTACCATGCTTAATAAATCTATGTTAACCGCTCCTAATACTACTTTTCCCGCATACACACAAGAGGGAACTATTTTAACATTATATCCTGACTCTATAGTTACTATCGGAAGAGTGGTTTGTCAATATATAAGATATCCTCAAGACCCTAAATGGACTTACGTTTCATTGTCAGGAGGAGAACCTATTTTTGACCAGTCTCAATCAGACTATCAAGACTTTGAATTACCTATAGATGATTCAAATGATTTAGTTGCCAAAATATTACAATACGCTGGTATGTCTATAAGAGAAATAGCTACGGTACAATTTGGTCAAGCAATAGAACAACAAGAAAACCAAGAACAATAAGATGGCATATTTATCACAATATCAATATTATGAAAACGCAGGTTCAGTTCCAACTAATAAAAATTGGGGTTCATATCAATATGTAAGCCTAGAAGATATAGTAAATAATTTTCAACTTATGTATTCTGGGAATCATTCTTTAGTTAATAACGAAGAAAGATTTAAAATATTGTTTCATGCAAAGCGTGGTATACAAGAATTAAATTACGATGCATTTATGGAGATAAAAGCATTAGAGCTTACGGTATACGATAATTTAACTTTTGTTTTACCAAATGACTATGTAAACTGGGTTCGTATTTCATTATACAAAGACGGATGGCTTAGGCCTTTAAATGAAAATATTCAAGTTAACTCTGCTCAATCTTATTTACAAGGTGTGGGAGGTACATTAACATTTAATTCTGATGGAACAGTAATTACTGACACATCTACATTAGATACAGAAAGAAAAAATGGTCAGCAAAACAGTATTTATCTTAATCAAGAAAATGCAGCAGACCAAGTAGCATTAGATTCAGAATCTAATTGGTATGCAGATTATACCATTGGAGCTCGTTATGGTTTAAATACAGAGACAGCAAACTTTAACCCTACATTTAGAATAGATAAAAAAGCAGGGGTTATAAATTTTGATTCCACTATGCTTAATGAAAACTGTGTATTAGAATATATCTCTGACGGAATGGAAGGTGGAGATGATTCTCAAGTGTCAGTTAATAAACTTTTTGAAGATTATATTTACGCTTATATTGAATATGCTATTTTAAATAGCAAGTTTAATGTTCAAGAGTATATTATTAATAGAGCTAGAAAAAGAAAAACAGCTTTACTTAGAAATGCAA